AGGCCGAAGACATCGAGCGCATTTGCGGTCGCCTCGACGCTAACTTGGCTGAACTGGAGACAAAGGGCGCGCGGATTCCCGGCTGGAGTTATGCCGACTCGCCGGGCGTATCGAATGCCGCGACTGAGGTCAACGTCCCGATGGGGCTGGTGAACCTCATCATCCTCTCTGCTGCGATCGTCGCCGCGCCTAGCATCGGCAAGAACCTGTCGAGCGTCACGGTCGCGCAGCTCAAGCTGGCTCGCGACAATCTGTTGTTCTTCAACAAAAAGATCCCGCAATACCAGCGCAACACGAACATGCCGGTCGGCTCCGGAAATCAGGTTTGGGCCGATGGCGTTCAGTTCTACACGAATCGGCCACCGCGCCTTGATGCAGGCCCGGATTCGCACGTCGATCCGGACATGGACCTCTGGTCGGGCGACAACAACATTCAAGGGCTCTGAAATGGCGACGATCAACGATCTTCCGTTTAACGATACGCCCGCTCCTTCGGACTCCATACCTGTATACAAGACGTCTTCCGGCGTTACTCAGCGCACGTCGATAAATCTGCTGCTCCAAGTGCTGGCGCAGCTTCCCACCGTTCAGCCCGTGGCCGGCTCTGGCGAGCTCTGGATCGACACTGCTAACGGAAACGTGGTGAAAGTCGCACTCTAAGGAGCGAGCATGCCCGCAACGAAGAAGAACCCGCATTTCTCAGAGTTGGCGACTGCGCCGACGACGTTGCCCGATCCGTTCGGCTTCCGTCGCGATGTGTCGGTTGCTCTGTCGCAGATCGCAGCAACGAACAATGCGCTCCAGGCGAAAGCTCTGCGTGACTGGTTTATCGCCGTGGCGAATCAGGCTGATTTGATCGCTGGCGGCACTGGCTCTGGCGTGTCGGGAGGTGTGTAAATGAACGTTACCGCGATCAGTTCGCTGAAGAAGTTCCACCTCGTCACGGCGGCATCGACGAACATCAATTCGCTCGCAGCCGTTCCGACCGGCTTCGACGGCTTCTCTGGATGGGCTACCGTCACTTGCTACCTGAAGGTGTTCGACAAGGCGAGCGCGCCTGTTCTCGGCACTGATGTGCCGGCGATGACGTTCATGTTGCCGGCGAACGTTCCGCAGCGCATCGACTTCGGCGTCGAGACCTGCGCAATGAAGAACGGTTTGCAGATCGCCGTCACGCTGAATCCGGCTGACAATGACACGACGGTGCTCGCGGCTGCGAACACGTCGGGCGTCGACGTCTTCTACTCGCCGCAATCGGGCGTCTAATGGCTCAGGTCCCGCTCGCGAACGTTCAGCCGTTTCCCGTCCCGTTGATGACGGGCGGCACTGTCACGACTGACGACGGCAATGTGCAGGGCTCGTTTGCGATCAATCTAAAGCTGCGCCAGATCTCGACCGATCAGAAGCCGGGCACGCCGACAGATCACGGCGGGTTGAGCACGTGGGCGGCGTCGTCAGCTCAGGGCGAGTCCGACCGCGGCGGAATCGTCTGGAACAACGTCATGTACCGCGTTCAGGGCGCATCCGTCTATTCGTATGCGCTCGATGGCACCCGAACGAAGCTCGGCACAGTGGCGAACGACGGGCTGCGCTGCCGTCTTGATTACAGTTTCGACTTTCTGCTGATCGTGAGCGCGGGGAACCTGTACTGCTATGCGCCGACAGGATTCAGCAACATCACGGCGGCCGCAGTTGCTGCTGGCGGCACCGGTTATGCCCTGAACGACACGATTACGCTCGGCGCGAACGGTGTCTACGCGACGCTGAAGGTGACGTCGGTGTCGAGCGGCGCCGTTACGGCGGTCACGGTTCAGAATGCCGTGCAGGTTCAGACGAAGTTCCTGCCGACGAATCCGGTTCCGCAGGTGCTGTCGAGCGGCGGTGGAACGGGCGCGACGTTCAATGTCACGTGGACGTCACTCGGCAACTTCGTCAAGGTCGATTTCACGAAGTCCGGCGCGGCTATAACCTCGGTCATCGACGCATGCTTCATGGCCGGCTACGTGATGATCACTGACGGAACGAGCGTCTATAACAGCAGCTTGGTCAACCCGTTGTTCTTCCCCGGATATTTCGGCAGCGCTGAGTACGATCCGGACGGTATTTCGTCCATCTACAAGCTGAACAACCAGCTTTACATACAAGGCCGCAACACAACGCAGACGATGGCGAACACGGGAGGTAACAACTTCCCGTTCACCGTGCAGCAGTCGTACACGTTCGACATCGGCTGTGTGTCGCGGCAGACGATGTGCTACTTCAATCGCACGCTCGCGTGGATCGGCGGCGGCCGGAACATGCCGAACGGTGTTTGGACGCTCAATGGGAACGCGCCGGCGAAGATCAGTTCGGCCGCTGTCGACTATGAGATTGCAAAGCTCACGGCCGATCAGGTCGCAGTCGTCACGCTCGAAGCTATCTCGTTCGAGGATTCGGAACTTCTTTACGTCCATCTGCCGAACAAGACGCTGGTATTCGACGCGACTGCAACCGTGGGCGTCGGCGTGAAGTTCTGGACGCAGCTCAACAGCGGCGCGAACGACACCGACTTCTACCGGGCGCGCAATTTCACACGTTTCGACGGTCAATGGCTCTGCGGCGACGTGAGCGACAACCGAGTCGGGTATCTCGACAGCACGACCGGCGGCCATTACGGGGTTCCGGTGCTCCATCGCATAACGAGCCCGATGGCGATGCTTCCGCTCGCGTCTGCGGGCCTGCGTTCGGTCGAGCTTAAGTGCATCGCCGGGCAGGCGGGCGACACCTCGCGCATTGCGATGCAGTATTCGACGGACGGCATTCGCTGGTCGCAGACGCGCTACACGTCGGCCGTTCCACGCGGCGCCTATGACCGTCGCATCCGCTGGCTGCCGGCCGGTCTCGCGCGCGATCGGATGCAGATACGCATTTCGCACGTCACGACGATGCACTGCACGTGGTTCCTGGCTCTAATCGAACTCGAACCGCTGAACTGCTGATGGCAAATCTCACGCGCGTCCCGCAAATGTTCCTGACGGCCGCTCTCAATGGAGACGCGGCAGTCGCTGACGCGATCGGCAACGTCGTCAACGGCTCTGCCATGAACGGGTTCGATCCGCTGCCGTCTTCGGGTGTTGCTTCTGGGGTATGGGCGTCAGTCGGTACATTGGTATATGTAGAAATTACACTTACAATTACGGTAAGTGGAAAACCTTCAGTACAACTGCCTTTTACTCACCAAGGATTGAGCGACCAGAGAGGGATTATTCCTGGCGCATCGACCGCAGGTGTCATGGTTTCAGGCGTCGTGGGCCCGGAATCCTCGGTATTGACATTGAGCCGCTATGACGGCGCTGCGTTGGATGCAGGGACATATTACTTATCTGGATGCTATGAATCTTCGGTGGGGTGACCTATGGTAGCAGCAGCAGTCGGAGCGACAGCCGTCGTGGCTGGGTCTGTTGTATCGGCGAACGCGGCAAGCGACGCTGCAGACGCGCAAAAGGAGTCGGCGCAGAATAGCCTGCAATTCGCGCAGCAACAATACAACACCATGCAGCAACAGCTGACGCCATACGTCACGGCCGGGCAAACTGGACTTCAGGGATATGGCGATCTGCTCGGCGCGAACGGCACTGACGCACAAGGCGCGGCAATCAATCAGATCAAGTCCGGCGCGCAGTATCAAGGCGACATTCAAACAGCGAACGAGAACATTCTGGCGAACGCATCGGCAACGGGCGGCTTGCGCGGCTCGAACACGAGCAACATTCTCGGAAACACGGCTATCAATACGCTGAATGGGCTGATCACGCAAAAGCTCGCCGGATATGGCACGTTGATGAACAACGGCCTGAATGGGATTAGCGGTCTAGGAGCAGCAGGCCAAAACGCACAGAACGCTGTGACGGCGGCTAACAACCAGATGGCGAATGCCTCGACGTCTTATGCGGGGTCTCTCTCTAATTCTGTCAATTCTGGACTCGGTGCTATCACTCAGGGCATCAATCGTTATTCGACGGCCAACGCAGGGAGCTCATCGGGAGGCTTCAACCCGAGTTATCAGTCGGCGTATTCCGGCTTCGACAATCCTGACAACTACGGTTGAGAATATGGCAGACCTCATCGACTTCTCGAACATCGGCAAGGGCATCGACCAACAAATGGGGAATGCGGCGCTGACGGGCCAGCAACTCGGCTTCAATGACGCTACGCTCGGTTCGAAGATCCAAGCTACCAACGCGGGAAATGCCGCGGCCGTATCTAATGCTGGACTTCAGATCGCAAACAACCAGCGTCAACAGGCGTTCCAGATGGAATCTGCCGCGCTGTCGGCGAATCCGAACGCCTCGACGGCTGATTGGCAAGCGCTCGCGCAGAAGTATCCAGAATATGCGCAGCAGGTGAACCAGAACACGAACCAGCAACAGACGAACTGGGTGAATCTGCGCCAGCGCATGTCGTCGGATGCGGTCGCGACCGTTGCGGGCATGCAGGCTCGGCTGTTGGCGAACGATGTGCCGGGCGCGCTCGATCTGCTCGAACAACGCGCGGTGCGTCAGGAGAACGCAGGCGACACGGCCGGCGCGGCGCAGACGCGATCGTTCGAAAACCTGATCAAGACGCAGCCCGAGCAAGCGAAGCAAGTCGCATCGAGCATTCTGAACGCAGGCAGCGCGAACAGTGCGGGGGATTTGTATGCGAACCAAGCCAATCAGGCCGCTGCGACTGTTGCGCAGAACACTGTCCCGGCAAGCATCGCAAAGGCGAATGCAGGTGCTTCTGTGGCTGGAACGCAAGCCCAATACGCCCCGGCGCAGGCCCAAGCGGGAATCAATGCGACTCAGGCTGGAACCGCGCTGACGCAGGCGCAAACCGGCCTCACGAATCAGCAGATCACGGCGCCGCCCGCGGCGATTGCGGCCGCTCAGCCCGAATACACGGCAGGCCAATCCAACCAGCAGCTTTCCGACCAATCCGGCGAGCTCGCGAACGCATTCAGCACGATCGAGAACGGCGGCACGAGCGGCGTGCTCGGCGCTACGTGGGATCAGGCGCAGCGTCGCTGGACTGGCGATACGTCGCGCTTGCAGCAGCTCCGACAGGAAGCGGCGTCGCTCGTCACGCAGGCAGAGACCGCGAGCATGGTCAACGGCAACTTCACCGATGCAGCGACCGCGCGCGCCGTGCAGAACGTGCCGGCCGTGACCGACAGCCCGCAAGCATGGGCGAAATACCTGCAAGCGCGTCAGAAGTTCCTCGCCTCGAAAGCGGCATGGTCGAATGCTCGCGGCGATTGGGCGCGAAGCAACAACGGTTCGTTCGGTCCTGCGTATCGCGACTTCACGGTGCAGCTTCCGAACGGTCAATCGGCGTTCGTAAAGTCAGGTGACAGCTTCACGCAGTTCTCGAAAAAGGCGGCTCCGAGCTACTACACGGAACCCGGTGCACAATCTTTCGACCCGACGAAATGAGCCAATACGACGCAACGAAGTTTCCGACCAGCTACAAGGATCCGGTCTACGCGGCGGCCGATGAGGCTGCGTCGGCGGCGGCCGGGATTCCGCCCGGCTTGCTGACGAGCATTCGTGTCGCCGGCGAGAAGTCGAACGCCAATCAGATCAGTTCGGCTCAAGCTGCCACGCCCTATCAGGTGACGCCAGCGACGCGCGATCTGCTGATCAAGAAGTACAACATCGATCCGTATTCGTCGCCCGAAGCCGCGGCGCTCGGCGCTGCGTATCTGCTGAAAGAGGGCATTCAGCGCACGGGCAGCGCGGCCGGCGCGGTCACTCAGTACATTGGCGGCACCGATCCGTCGAATTGGGGCGGCCAGACGCGCGCGTACACGAATCGTGTCATGTCGCACTTCACGAAGGGCGGCGGAACGGACACGCCCGATGCAGCGCCGATGCAGCCTCAGCAACTGCCGAGCGCGGCATCGTACGGCCTCGATCCGACTGTTGCAGGCGTGAATCAATCCTCGACGACGCAGCCGGTGAATGTGAGCCTGCCGCAGCCTGCTGTCGCTCCGGGCGCTGGTCCGAATGCGCAGATCGTCGCCGATTACAACGCCGGCCGACTGTCTCCCGAAGACATGAAGGCTGTCGAGGCGCGCGCTTCGCAGATCGGCATCGACCCGAGCCAGTTGCAAGCGCCGGGCGCGCAAGGTGCTCCGAGCGGCACTGGTGCGCCGATGGGCTTCGATTCGGCCAAAGGTGCCGCGCCGCAGCCGAAGACGATCGGCCCGCAAACACTCGCCGCGATGCAGAACGGCACGCTGACCCCCGATCAACTCGCCGTGGTCAAGAAAGGCCTCGCGGATGGCTCGCTTACGATGCCGGCGAACGCTCCAGCGCCACAGCCGCAGCAAGACAATAGCTGGTCTCCGCTCGGTGGCGTGGCGGATAGTTCGATGCCAACTAAGCCGATGACGCCGACGACGGCGGCGCAGAACGGCTCTACGTGGTCCGACATCGCCGAAAAGGGCGTTGGTGGCGTGGCATCCGGGCTTCTGAACATCGCCGCGGCCGGTGGGCGTCTCGTCGGTGCGAATGATTTCGCCGATCAGGCTGTGAACGCGCGCAAGCAGGTCGAAGCGCAGGTCGAACGCGACACGAATCACTCGCTCGCGGGCAAGGTCGCAGGCGTCGTCGGCGAGGCGCTGCCGTATGTTTCGGCTGGTGGCGCATCGCTTCCGACTGCTGTCGCTGGTGGCGCTGTGGCCGGCGCGGTGCCTGCCATTGCTGAGAACAAATCGGGCGCAGAGATCGCGCGCGACGCTGCTGTAGGCGGTGCGGCCGGCGCGGCTGGCTTGGGCATCGGCAAAGTGGCTGGAACGGCTGTCTCGTCGCTCGCTGAGAATCCGACCATCGCGAAGGCCATTCAGAAGGCGCAGGGATGGTTCGGCAAGTCGCCATCGGCTGCGACCGCAACGTCTGCCGCTGGCAATGCGGCCGATGCACATGTCGCGGCCGACATCGCGCACGCTTCCGGACAGACACCGGATCAACTAGCCACGAAACTCGAAACGGCACCGGCACCGCAGACGCCCGGCTACACGCCGACCGCCGCTGAGCTCGCGAACGATGCGAACGTGACGACCGTTCAGAAGGCCAGCACGAACGCAAATCCGTCGACGTTCGCCAATGCCAGCGCGGACAATGACGCCGCGATTGCGAATCAACTGGCGCAGCATGGTCCGCAGGATAATCCGGGCGCGCCGGCCAATCCGCAGGCTGTCGAGCAAGCTGCCGAAGCGGCAGCCCAAAAGAGCGACGCGCTCGCCGCGCAGGGTGCGGCCGAAGTGAAGCCGCTCGATACGACCATCGCGCAGAAGTTACAGACGCCGCAATTCGAAGCGCCGGTGAAGCTCGCGCAACGCATGGCGCGCGATGAAGGCTCGACCGTGTTCGACGATCTGCAGAAGGCACGTCAGGCAGACGCCGCCAACACGCTGGAACAGATCATCGGCACGCCCGAGCAGCTGGAAGCGATGAAAGCGGCGCGCGGTGCACAGGCGGCTGATGACTTTCTGTCTGCGAGCGCCGGAATCCCGACTGACACGCCGGGATTGAAGTCGATACTTGAGCGCCCGACTGTGAAGCAGGCGCTTGCGAGTGCCGCAACCGATTCTCTGGATCGGGGCGAAGGCGCGCTCGTGAATAACGGAACGATTTCCGGGCGCGGTCTCCTCAACGTCAAATCTTCGATCGACGATCTGATCAGCAAGGCGGCGCAGGCCGGCGAATCTGGCAAGGTGAAAACGCTTCAGACGCTGAAGAACGACTATGTGAACGTGCTGGATAGCGCGATCCCCGATTACGCCAAGGCGCGGGCGAACTACGCAGCCGCGTCCGGGCCAATCGACGCCATGCAATCGGTTCAGCAGCGGCTTTACAGTGCGATCGACCCGGTATCGAAAGAAGTCGATCCGGGCAAGCTCGTGTCCGCGATCAACAGCATCAAGGCGGAACAGATGAAGCCTGGCATTCGGCCGGCCGATAAGGTCGATCCGACGACGCTCGACGCGCTGACCGATCTCGCGCGGCACCTGGAGAACAAGAACGATCTCACCGGACTACCCGGCGAAGGGCAGGAATACATTCGCCGCGCGCTGGCATCGAGCGAGAAGCACGCGGGCGCGCAGGCTGAGTTCCACAAGATCCTCGACGCTCAGTCTCCTGCCTACAAGGAACTGCACGGCTCGCACGCGCAACAGGTCGGCGCGATCGAGTCGCAGAAAGCCAGTCAGACGGCACTTGCACAGGCTGAAGAAGCGATCCAGAACGCTGATTCTCCGAGCGGATTGAAGGCGCTCGACAAGCTGCTGCCGAACATGGAAGCTGCCGACCGCGCCAAGGCGATTGCACTACGCCAACAGAAGGCGCGCGAGCTCGCAATGTCCGAAGTCTCCGAGCGCAACCTGAACAGCCGCGGCGAGACCGAGTTCAATCGCAACGCGTTCCGCTCTACGGCAGACAAGTACGCGCCTTTCATGGCGAACGAAGATGCGAAGCAGTTCGCGAACGTCTCGGACGATCTGCTGCGGCAGACGACGAGCTACGCGAAGACCGGCAAGATTGCCGGCAGCGACACGGCGCAGAACCAAAACGCCGTGCGCCGATTCGGCTCGAACCTCGGCGCGGCGCTGAAGGATTCCGCCGTGCAAGCAATGATCGCAGGTGGCGTCGGGACCGCATTCGGCCCGGTCGGCACTATGGGAGGCATGGCAGCAGGCGCAATCACCGGCGCTCTGTCGCGCACGATCACGCAGAAGGTCTCGTCGATAACAACCGAGAACGCCGCAAAGCTCCTTTCGAACGGTAAACTCTTGGCAGCCGCGCTGCGCAATTATGAGTCTCTCGCCGCTCGACGTGCGTTCATCCAAGGGCTCGCCGCGAAAGTGGGCTTCGTTGGTGGCGCAACCGCAGCGAATCAGTTTAACCAGAGCCGGTAGGACTGCGAATGGACATCAAGCCCGTTTTCACTGTCGAGCGATTCCAGGACGTCTACGACGAACTGCTGCCGCTTCTTCATGAGCACTACGACGAAATCAGCCTGCACAAGAAGAAGGGCTATCCGCTGGTTCCGGCTGTCTCGCTCTATCGCGCAATGCAGGATGCCGACCAACTCGTAATGATGATTGGGCGTCTGCAAGGGAAGATCGTCGCCTACTTCGTCGTGTTCGTCCGTCCCGGCATTCACTATCAGACCTGTCTTGAGGCGGTCGGGGACATATTTTTCGTCGAGCAGTCACGGCGCGGCGCCGCGATCGGTCTGCAACTCTTCGAAGCGACCGAGCGCGAGCTGAAGCGCCGCGGCGTGAACCTCTTCATGGCCGGCGAAAAGCTGGCATTCCCGGCAACGGCTCTGTTCAAGCGCCGCGGCTTCGAACCCATTGAACGGAAATTTGCAAAGTGGCTGTGACGATCCCGAATCAGTATGCCGACAACGGCGACGGAACGACGACCCTGATAATCACTCGTGCTAGCGGAGAAGTGTTCGGCTGCTTGATTGACACAGAAGACGTCGATCGCCTTAGCTCGCGCTCTTGGTACATCAATGAGAATGGTTACGTCAGAAGTGGTTGCCCCGGCGTCTATATGCATCGTCTCTTACTTGATGCGCCGCTTGTCGATCACGCAAATGGTTGCAAGACGGACAACCGAAAGGCGAATCTACGCTCCGCTGACAAGCGGAAAAACATGTGCAATTCGAAGTGCTTGGAAACAAATTCCACGAGCATAAAGGGAGTGTGGTTCAGGAATAACAACCTGAAGCACGCCACTTACGCTGTCGGCGAGGCGCGGATTGGCGAAATGCGCAAGACGAGGAATTTCAGCGTCAAAAAAATGGGACTTATGGAGGCGACCTACGCCGCCGCGGTCTATTCCAGAAACCTTCGAGAAGATCTGCACGGGGAGTTTGCTCGCCATGGCTAAAACGAAAGAAGAACGGATGAACGCCGTTTGGGAACGGGCAACAAACAGATTTGACCGTTGCTATGCGAGCCAACAGCAAATCCGCCTCGCCAGCCTTGAGGATCGCCGGTTTGCGTTCGTAGACGGTGCGCAATGGAGCGGTGGCCTAGGAACCCAGTTTGAGAACCGACCGCGCTTCGTCGTGAACAAGGTTCAGAAAGCCGTCCGGCGCATCGTGTCGGAATACCGCGCGAATGCGATGACGGTCAATTTCCGCGCCAGCGACGACGACAGCCGCGCCGATGACCTCGACGCGCTTCGCATCGTCTATCGTGCCGACGAGCAATACAGCGGCGCGCAGGACGTCTACGTGCAGGCGTTCGAAGAAGCGTGCTCGGGCGGCATCGGTGCATGGCGCCTGACGAACGATTACGACCAGCGCGCGGAGACCGAATACGACGACGACGCGCCGCAGCGCATCCTGTTCGAACCGATTCCGGATGCAGACATTTCCGTCTTCTTCGATCCGGATAGTCGCAAGCTCGACAAGTCAGACGCCAAATGGTGTACGGTGCTGAACCCGATCAGTTGGGACACATACACTGACGAATACCTTAACGATGCCGTCACGCTGGCAGAACGGCCGTCTAGCTTCAAACAGGTGCGCTCGCTCAAACAGTTCGACTGGTTCACGAACGATGCCGTCTACATCGGTGAGTACTACGAAGTCGAGCAGAAGACAGAAGACTTCTCCGTGTGGCGCGAGCCGCATTCGGGCGTTGAGCAGAAGGTGTACGCCGGGCTCGACGCGGAGTCGCGCGAGGACGCCGCCGAGCAGGCTGAACACTGGAAGTCGATTGGCTATGTGAAAGTGCGAAGCGGCAAGCGCAACCGCAAGCGCGTGCGCAAATATTTCATGGACGGCTGCGGCGTAATCAAGGATTGCGGATACATCGCCGGGACGGAAATCCCAATCGTCGTCGTGTACGGCATCCGTCAGATCATCGACGGCATCGAGCGATTCCAAGGCGCGGTACGGCTCGCCAAGGATTCGCAGCGCCTCTACAACATGCAGATCTCGACGCTCGCGGACATTACGGCATTCACGCCGCGCGAGAAGCCTATTCTGACGCCGGAACAGATCGCGGGGCACGAACTGACGTGGGCGGGCGATCTCGTCGCGAACAATCCGTATCTGCTGATCAACCCGGTAACGGGTGCGGACGGCTCTGCCACGGCGACGGGCCCGGTCGGCTACATAAAGCAGCCGGACGTTCCGCCTGCGCTCGCTGGTCTCGTGCAGATCACCGCGGCCGACATGCTAGATGTGACGGGCGGCGATCTGGCGGCCGGTCAGGTAACGTCCGGAACGTCTGACGCGCTCGTGAGCCGGGTACAGGCGCACCAGGACATGCAGGTCTACATTTTCATCGATCAGATGGCGCGTGCGATGGAGCGATGCGGGAAGATCTACCTGTCGATGGCGTGTGACGTCTACACCGAAGAAAGTCGCCAGTTCGCGGCGATCGGCGAGGACAACACGACCGAGACGACGCAGATCAACATTCCTTCGCTCAATCAGAAGGGCGAGCCGACGATCACGCGCTCGTTCACGCCCGGCCTCGATGTGTTCGTCGACGTCGGCCCGGCGTTCAACAGTCGGCGCGACGCCACGGTGAACGCACTGGCGAAGATCATCCCGGTAATCGGCGATCCGCAGACGCAGCAGCTCATGATCATGACGCTGGTTAAGAACCTCGACGGCGAGGGCATGGAAGATCTTGCGCAGTTCGCGCGCAAGCAACTCGTGCAGGCCGGCGTGGTCAAGCCGACGCAGGAAGAAGAAGAGGAAATGCAGCAAGCGCAGGAAGAAGCCGCGAATCAGCCGCCCGACGCCGCAACGCTTGCACTTATCGCGCAGGCGCGCGAATCTTCGGCGAACGCGACGAAGGCGCAGGCTTCTGCAGTTCAGTCGCTCTCTACTGCTGAACTCAATCAGGCGAAGGCAGCGGAATCCGTTTCGAACACGAACGCATCGCAGCTCGGTACGATCATGCAGATGCTCGCGCACATTCAGGAGCGTGTCGGCGGGCAAGCGAATCAGATCAGCGACAGCCAGCCGAAAAGCCCGGCCGATGCGAAGGCGAACGCCGCCATTGCTGCGAACGTCGCCGCGCCGGCGCCCGGCGTGAATCCGCTGCATGGCGCGCAGGTTGTGCCGCAGGATCCGAACGCTCAGCAATTGACCGCGGGGAATGTGGCCGCGCCGGTTCAGGCGCCGGTGCATCAGTCGAATCGTCCTGCCGTGGGTAAATGAGTCAAATCCAGCTTCCCGATTGGGCGGAATGCCTTCTGACGCAGGGGCCTCGGTATACCATCCTGCATGGTGGACGAGGCTCCGCAAAGTCTATGTCTGTGGGTACGGCGCTTCCTATACGGGCCGCGTCTGCTCCGCTTCGCATTCTCTGCTGTCGCGAAATTCAGGATTCGATTCAGGAATCTGTTAAGTCGATGCTTGAATCGCGGATGGCTGCGATGGGCTTGAAGGATACGTTCTTCGATCCGCTCAAAATGGAAATCAACGGTGCGAACGGCAGCAAGTTCATTTTCCGCGGCCTGTCTGACATTACGGCAGACTCCATCAAGTCGCTAGCGGACATCGATATTGTCTGGGTAGAAGAGGCGCAAGCGCTGTCGCAACGCTCGCTCGATTTGTTGCTGCCTACCATCCGGAAGGAGACGTCGGAAATCTGGATGACGATGAATCCGGAGCTCGACACCGATCCTGCCTATACGACGTTCATCGCGAAGCCGCCAGCAAACGCGCGCGTGATTCAGGTCAACTGGAACCGCAACCCGTTCTGGAACTCGGCACTCGAGGCTGAACGGCTGCGCTCGAAGGCCGACGATCCAGAGCGCTACGACCATATCTGGGAAGGCGTTCCGCTGTCGGCCGCATCCGGCGCGATCTACCGCAAGGAGATGCACGCGCTGTCGGTCAACAATCGCATC